CAAGAGTATAGAGGATATTCAGAATATGTATAAAAATCTGGAACAGCATCAGGGGCGACTTGCCAATGAACTGGGCCAGACTCGTAAGACTCTTGACGAAATTCTGCTCGCCAAACGTCAGGCGGACTTGCAGGCTCACAGTGCCAATACCCCACGGGTACAGGCTACTGATTTGCTTACAAACCCAGAAGAAGCCCTAGACGGCTATGTACTGCACAAGACAGGCACGGTTGTCCAGCCCCTTGTAGAACGGATTAACCAGCTTGAGCAGGCACTTGCGGGAACGCAGTTTGCTGCCAAGCACTCCGACTTCACTACCGTAGCCTCCGATCCTGAATTTAAGGCTTGGAGCACTCGGACTGAATTTCGCCAGACGCTCGCAACTAATGCGGCTAACGGCAACATTCAGTCTGCGGACGCACTACTTACGGAGTGGAAGGATTATAAGGCTAATCTTGCATCTGTCAAGGCGTTGGACGACGCTGAAACTGTCGGCTTTGAAAGTTCGCGCGCAGGTGCCGAACCCACGTCTAAACCGGCTGGAAAGCGTTATCGTTCGGCGGACCTTATCCGCCTTAAGATGGACAATCCAGACGAGTACGACAAGCTGGGCTACGAAATCACCAAAGCGTACATTGAGAAGCGTGTAGATTAACATAACCGTGCGGGGCGCAACATCCCAACTATAAGGTAAAATAATGGCTACCGCACTTGTTCTAAGCAATGATATTTCCACCAGTCTTACTGGTGGCCCCGGTTCTCCTAATGACGTTCATGCCGCTAATTTCGTACCAGCCCTTTGGTCTGACGAAGTTGTTGCTGTCTACAAGTCAAACCTTGTTCTTGCTAACCTGATTCGCAAGCTGAATCATCGCGGCAAGAAGGGCGATACCATCCACATTCCGACTCCGGCCCGTGGTACGGCCGTTAACAAGGTTGCGCAGTCCGTTGTGACGCTTCAGCCGTTTGTTGACCAGTCTGGCGTTGGCGGCGTTACGATTTCGATCAATAAGCACAAGGAATACTCGCGTCTTATTGAGGATATCGTTGACGTGCAGGCGCTTCCGTCGCTTCGCCGGTTCTATACCGACGACGCCGGTTACGCCATTGCCAAGCGCGTTGACCGCGACATCTTTTTCCAGCTTGGCGCTGGTACGTCGGTCGCGGGTGCGCAGGGTACGTGTGTCGAAGACGCGGCGACGGGTAACGTTGCCTCTACTTCGACGTGGAGCGCGTTTGTTGGTGACGGCACGACTCTTTGGAGCCCGACTGCCAATACCAACGCCGGTAACGCTACCGACCTGACGGACGTTGGCATCCGCCGTGGCGTGTTCAATCTGGATAAGATTGACGCCCCGATGGCTGGCCGTGCGCTTGTCCTTCCGCCGGTTGCCAAGGCTAACCTTCTTGGCGTCGCCCGCTTTACGCAGCAGGCGTTCGTTGGTGAGGCTGGCCCGGCTAACTCGATCCGTAACGGCCTTGTTGGTAACGTTTACGCCATGGAAGTGTTTGTGTCGAACAACCTTCCGAACGCGCTGAACGCCAACGCGGGTGTCGGCGGTTCGATTGCGTGGATTCTCCAGCGCGATACGATGGTGCTTGTTGAGCAGATGGGTATTCGTACCCAGCAGCAGTACAAGCAGGAGTTCCTTGCGGACCTCTTTACGGCTGATATGATCTACGGTACGGGTATGCTGCGTGGTGGCTCGGCTATTCCGTACGTGGTGACTGCGACCCTTGACGCCTAATAGGAGCTAATCCTAGTGGCCGGATCCCGTAACGACGTACAATACGAGCAGTGGCAAATCCACTCTCGTTCAAAAACAGCCAGTTATTCTGTGGCCGGGCAAGATTCCCGCGACTGCTTTAATAATCTGGGCGCTACGGGGTCCGTTACTTTTACGTTGCCAAAGGCAAAAGGAAATGGTGTCGAATACTATTTTCTTGTTGCTACTTCGCAATTTCTTATTGTAGCCCCACAGTCTACCGACTTAATACGCGGTAAAGCTGCGGGGCTTTCTTATTCGTCGAGCACGCAAGGCAACGTAATTTACGTATGCACGATTGTTCCGGGTATCTGGGATATTTTTTATAATAATGGATTTGTATAATGGCAGCTACGTTTAGACAGATTGTTAATAACGTGCTTGTAAATATTGGGTCTAGTCAAATTCCCGCTACTAATACAGTTATTACCGATACCTACCAATTACAGGTTTCTAACTTTGTTCAGCATATAATGGACGAAGTTCAGCAGGCTACCCAGTGGACCGCTTTGCTTAATGTTATCAGCATGGCTGTGCCGGGTGGCAATTATACGTTTACGGCCCCGCTTGGGCCGGGAAGCACGTCAGGTACGCTGACTACGGCGTACACTGGCCCGTCCGGCGCGTTTAACGTTGTGTTTAACGACAACGAAACCCGGACGCTTGCATTTACTAATGGATCTACGTCTGTTAGCTGGACCGGCGGGCTTAGCAGCCTCGCCAGCCTTACACCAGTTGTCAGCTTTTATTTTGGCCCCGGCCAGCGAATTATAGACGCCGGCACGGGCGCGTACATGACTAGTGACTCTCGCTTGTACAAAATGTACAAACCAGAATTTGGGCGCGAAGTGGCGCTTGTATTTGACACAAGCAGCTTTCCGCTGCCGTTTGTTCTTGGCGAAATGCCCGTGGCAAACACGCTTTATTACAATAACGTATTGGCTAATACGCCAGTGGCGTACAGTACAAATTATTCCATTTTGGATACTGGCAACGATAATGTTCAGATTTTGTTTTACCCTCCGGCTAACCAGTACAGAAACATACAGGTATGGGCCGTTATTCCGCAAAAGCGCATAGACCCGACAATTGCTGGAAGTGCGGTTTATCCGTGGCTTGGCACTGTCGGCCTTGATTCTCCTGTACTTGTTCCTAATCGTATAATTGAGATGGGCGCAAGTTGGTACGCTCTAGAGGAGCGTGGCGAGGAATTGGGCGCTAACAGTATGTTTACGGAAGAACGTTACAGAACGCAGCTTCAGGATATGGTTTCGCAAGAACTTGGTCGTTCGGGCGAAATGCAGATGATTATTAACTAATGGTACTAGAAGCGCACATTCCGCCAACGCGGCAGATGGCCCCGGTTACAATTGTAACTCCGGGTAGCCGTGGCCTTAATACGTTGTCCGCTGGCGCGCTTATTGACAAAAGTTACGCGGTAACTGCTACGAACGCCGTTGTAGATGCCAACGGGCGGCTTGCAACCCGCAATGGATTTACGCTTGCTGGGCTTACTACAAACGCTACTACGTACACGGTTGGCGAATATAACGCAGGAAACGGCGTATATTATTTTGTTACGGCGGCTTTGCAGGGATCTGTAGGTTCGCAAACGTGGTCGTACAGCCTGTATCCGTACAGCGGCACGTCTCCTACTAATTCCTCACTGACGGCCACTACGAGCGCGCAAAACAATACGGGGCGACCGTATTTTCAAAATTTTAATAATCGGCTCGTAATTTTTAATCGCGGCGGCTATCCGACTGATCTTTATATTAGTGGCGGCGTGCCGCTCATAACTTCGTACGGTGCGTGGCCGGTTACTAGCGGCGTTGGGTGCTGCGCGTTTGGCCGCGTATGGAGCGTTAGTCTTTCTGACGAACAGACTATTACGTACAGCGGCCTGCTTAATATCAACGATGTTAGCAGTTCAGACGCCGGCATTATTGATATGCACACAATTTGGAGCAACGGAACTGACCGCGTAACGGCTATATTTCCGTTTAACGGCGCACTGGTAGTGTGCGGCACAAAGCATATCGTAATGTTTACGGATGGCAGAGGATCTACGATTGGCGTGGATCCTACGCAAATGTACGTATTTGATACGATTCTTGGCACGGGCTGCCTTAGCCAGTGGACAGTAGATTATATTGGTCAGGGAGACGTACTGTTTCTTTCTTCTAACGGCGTGCAGTCTTTGGCGCGTCTTACGCAAAATACGTCCAATCCTACGGAAGCGCTGACTAAATACGTAAATCCGCAGTTGCTGACGCAGCTAGCTGCTAACGTAAACTATTCAACTTCTTACGTAGTGCCTAACCAGATGCCGTACGTGCCGATTAGCGGTTCGTACAATAATCTTACAGGGCAGTATTTGCTGCATTTACCGGCCAATAGTTCGTCATATTGCGTTAATATGCGCAGGCAGTACCCAGACGATACTAATAATTTGTGCGGCGTAGTCACGCTATGGTCTTACAGCACNGCGTTTGGACCGCTGCTGCACAGCATAACCGACCATTATCAAAACGTACTTGGTGTTAACGGCAACGGTACGCCAGTTATTTTAAGCGGGTACGCCGACGCCGGTAACACGTACGGGTTTGTTTATCAGTCTCCGTGGTTTGATTTTTCTCAGTTTGAGGGAACGCAGGCCGGAGAGCGTCTTAAATTGCTTAAGCGTATTCGCGGCATCTTGGCCGCGTCTGGTACTCCCAGCATTGCCCTGCAATGGAATACGGATTTCGGAACAATTCCGTCTTCTACAAGCGTGTCGTTTGCGGCTAGCGCCAATTTGACGCAATTTGGAATTAGTCAGTTTGGCTCTAATTCTTCGCCGCTTTCGCAATTTGGCGGCGGCAGCGCGCTTCAGCAATTTTCGTACGACGCGCGGGCGCGCGGGCAGTATTACCAGATGGGCATTACGGCCACGGTATCTAACTATTTTGCTATTCAACAGCTTCAGCTTGACACTAAACTTGGGCGGATTACTTAATGTCAAATTATTCGCAGATTACTAATTTTACGGCCAAGGATAGTTTGTCGCCGGGCGACCCTAATAAAATTATTTACGGCGCTTTGTTTGACCCAGAATTTGCTGCTATTTCTACGGCAATTGCTACCAAGTACGATACCAATACGGCAAGCATTACGCTTAGCAACACGCTGACGGCAGCTACAGTGGCAGCCGGCACCATTACGTGGTCTGGCGTAATTAACAACCTTACGGCTACGTATCCTACGGCTAGCAGCAGCTTGGGCCTTGTTAATATTAACAATGCGCCGTACGCTGATACAGGCGTTGTTATTCAGGCGTGGGGCACCGTAAATAGCTTCGGGCAGATTGTTCTTGGCAATACTAATACGGGCGCGGCGGCAAGCGCCGATTTTATTGTAGGCAACAGTGCAACGACTGCTACCAATAATTACGGCGATTTTGGTATTAATGGTACGGGGTTTACCGGCACCGGCAATCTTAACAAAGCTGGCGCTGTATATTTGTACAGTGCCGGCGTAGATTTGTCAATTGGAACCAGCACGGCAAACCCAATTCATTTTGTGGTTAATTCCGGCGCTACGGACGCCATGACTATTGGAACCACCGGCGCCACTGTAATTAATTCGCCAACGTCAGCCGCAGTAGCGCTGACTGTCAACTCAATTTCCGGATCGTCTGGCCTTGTTGTTCAAGGTCCAACTACTGGCACAAATACCAATTTTGTTATTCAGGATACCGCCGCGTCGTACCAGCTTTATTTTCAAAACGATATTACAAATACAGCAAATGTTATTGGGTCGTCTGGAAGCGCAAACCGCGCGCTAAACATTAAAATTGGTAACACTACGGCAATTGGTATTAGCGCGGCCGGTGCTGTGACTATGGCTGGCACTCTTGGCATTAACGGCGCAGCAGGAACTACTGCCGTAGCCGGCTGGGGTACGCCTGTCGGCAACGCCGTCATAGCTAATTACAACATTACAGACATTGGCGGCGCCAACAGTAACACCAATAAAGCCGTAGCTTATATTATTCTTGCTCTTAAAAATTTTGGACTATTTGCAAATTAATATGTTACCAATAATTGGTTGGATATATTGGTTAATTTACCAACTTCTCAGTTTGTCGCTGGGGCTTATTGGATTGTTTCTGTTAATACCGTTTGCGGCGTTAAAGCTGTGGAAACACAGGCGCGGCCTTAATCCAATGTTTCCGGACAGGATTATAACGGCGTGGTGGCTCGGAACGTCAATCATGTTTCCGTGGTGCAACGAAGAAGACGGCGTAGCGCCGGGGCCGCACCCAACGCGCTGGAGCGCGTATAAATGGTCGGCGCTGCGTAATTCCGTAAACAATATGCGGATGCTTCCCGGCGCGTCGTTTTACGTAGACGACACGATGACTGTCAAACAGTATACGTGGGGAGCCGTCGTGACGCAAGGCTGGAGACAGTGCGTCTGTGTTGCAGGACGGCACATTGGCTGGATGATGACGCCGGATGCGCAGCCCGGCTGGCGATCATGGCCGACGCTGTAAACGCCGGGCGCGAAGTGCCCGTAAAAATGTTTATAAACGGCGAATGGGAAACGTTTCTTTTTATAAAGAAAGCACCCAAAGACCCAATTGAAATTAAATGCTACGTACGAGATTCTAATGAGTGCAACCCCAATAACGGAATTACCGACAACCGTGAGCCACGTAACAACTGCATCTGACCATACCGCCGCTGTAATTGCCAATATTGTGGGGCTTTTTGCTCTTATATTTTCTTGGACAGCCGCTGCCGATCATTACCTTAGACCCGTCGCTACGGTATTAGCCGTTATTGCGTCAGGGCTGACTATCGTAGTACATACGCGCAACCTTATGCGCAAAACCACGGAATAAATAATTATGGCCGGTCTTGGCGATCTGTTTGGAAG